CTGTGAATACGAATTCGTTTTTACTTAATCGTGCGGGTACGTCATCGCCTTTTTCTTTTTCACCATAAGGCATGAATCCCCCTGTATATCTCATATCCGCTTCAACGGGAAGTCCTCCAAGACCTCCTTCGCTAGCTGGTGGGGTTCCAAGAGCATATTTTACTCTTCCGCCTTTTTTTATTTTGAGTCTATCAAAATCTTCAATCGATTTGTTTTTTATATTTAAATATCCTCTTTTGATCATTTCTTCTTGGAATTCTTCTTTTGTCATGGGTTCAGCTTCTTTTTTTCCCATACCCCAGAAACCTTTGGAACCTTCATCATCCCAAGCTTTTGTATTTTCGTAGACAGTCTGAAGATCCGTAGCTCCTGATGTTAGATAAGGCATATCATGCTGCATTTGTTGTCTTTGTTTATCTGTTACCTTAGCCAATTTAATGGATTTTGCTCCAACATCAATTTTTTTATCTCTAACTTGTTCTCCAACAGGAATTCCCTGTTCCTTGATTATTTCAAAAATGGTTAAATCATCGTCTTCTGGAAATTCATCAGGGTCGGGTCCGAAAGCGTAGTTTCTTCTAATCAATCCGCCTTTAGCCAAATTGCCCGTGTAGCCTGTACCTTCGAAGAAACTTCCAAGGTTAGATTCATAAGTTTTTTTAGAATCTGCTTTAGCTGCAGTAAACATTTCTTCCGTAAATTCATCTGCTCCAAGTCCTGCTTCGTTAGCCAAGGCTCGCGCTTCGAAGAACGTAGGCACTGTAACAAGAGCAGCCATAATTGCCGTTTTGTCTAAACTTCCATCTTCTTTTCTAAAAACAGCACTTAATGCTTTGCCCCCTAAATCTGTAATTGTGTTTCCTGCTTTTGTAAAATCAAAATCTTTAGAAAGAGGGTTAAGAGTTTTAACTTTTTCCCAAATAGAAGGTCCTTTGTCTATAGCTTCAGATGCTGTTTCTGCCACACCTTTAGGTAATGCTTTTGTAAAAGTATCAGCTTCCATAAAATCTGCGCCACCTCCTGCACTTGGACGAACAGCTTCTGCTGTAATTCTTTTAAGTCTTTGTTCAGGACTAACTGACCACATATCATCAGCCATAGGACCTTTACTAATCACAGATGGTCGTTGCGAAAGTATGCTTGGAGGAGGTTGATTTGGAAATTGAGGTGCTCCACTATGTTGTATACCTGGAGACCAACGTTCAGGTTGGCCTGACCACATAGTATCACCCATAGGACTCTGACTAATTACAGATGGTTGTCCTGGTGGTGTTCTATACATATCTCCTAAAGCTGATCCTCTTCCTTTATCAATATTAATTCCTTGTCTAGCCACTCTTCTGTCTGATAAAAATTTTCCTAATCCTGTTTCTGTTCCTAAAGGTGAACTAAAGCCACCCATAAATCCTGAGGGTGTAAATGCTCCAGTTCCACCTGCGAAAGGGTTTCCTTGAAATCCTGCTCCTCCTAAATATCGTGCGGCTTGACCACCACCGTAGGTTAAAGCACCTCGTCCTAAGGATGAGCCGATTCTACCTGTTTGTTGAAACGAGCCTAAACCCGACATAGCGCCGGCAATAGCTGGATTAAAAGGTGCGACGAAAGGTGCGGCTTTCACAGCAACTTGTGCAACTTCTTTAGGAATTATTTTTCGAACAAATTTTTTAAATTTGCTTCCTAGTCCAAAATTTTCTCTTCTTAGGGGAACGGATGATATTCCGCCTTCATTATATAACTGTCGTGGTATTTGCATTCTTTTTATCATAATAATGTTAGTTAATTTCTTTTAAAGGCAGGGATTTTTCACCTGAGTTTATATACTTACTTAATTTATAGCAATAAATCAAGACTATGTTGTAACATCTCTAGGCTTAATTTCTAGTGCTGAAAGCACGACATGAAGCCTATTGGCAGTTGCTGCTGTCACCTTAATTACTTCGCTCTCCTTAGCGACTAAAGGTGCGGACAGCAATTCTGAAGTTCCGCTAGCTGATATAGCTTTAACATTAAAAAGGCTAAAAACAGCATCATCAGCATCTGTTAGTGTTATAGTAATAGTATCGGCGTTTCCTGAATCTTCCGATACGAGTATGGATTTAATAACAGCGGTTGTTGCTGTTGGCACCGTATACAACGTCGTTGCACTGGTGCTGGTTAAATCGACTTTTTTATTAACAAATGTATTTGCCATTAGGCTAAAAATAAAGCGGTAGCTTCCGCTTCCTCTTTTAATTCCTGTTGAAATGTTGTGTTCAATTTTTGTAGTACACTATCTACATCCCTAACAAAGGATTGTTGTATGAACTGGTCATATTCTTTAGAAGGCTGTGTTAATGATTGTATGATTTTAGCCATATAAACCTGTATATCCTGTGCCTTTAAAAAAATCTAATAAATTCTGACGATAGATGTTATCTAAAAAATCTTGTTGATCCGTGTATCCTGCCGTTAGATTGTTATCAACAGGAAGGGTATTTATTCCTCCTGTAGGTAAAACCGGTGGAGCTTGAGCGGTAGTTATAGGCATGACATCTGGACCTCCACCTCCAATGACAGGGGGTGGACCTTCTCCCCCTCCTGTGGATTGACCATAAGTGCCCGCTTGATAGGCTGTGGCATCTTCTGGACTAACATAGCCACTTAATAAATCTTCCCTTGATAAAGTCTGTCCTGTGCCTGTGAAAAAATTTGATAAATTTTGTTTGAATTGATTTTCAGGATTAAGATAGTTGTAAGCACCGTAAGCTGTTCCTAAACCTGGAAGAAGTAAATTTGCACCTACTCCTAATACAGTATTCATAATACCACTTGGTTCTTGATACTCATCTAATTTAAGTTGTCCTTGAAGTTCTGAAGTTGTCCCTGTTCCAGGTGCCGTGGTTTTACTTATAATATCAATGTAGTCTTTTTCCTGTTGTTGCTGGACAATTAAATCCCGCATTTCATTTTGACGATTTAATTCATCTGCTACCTTTTGTTCTTGAACTTGGGTTGGAGTATCAACAGCATGATGACGAGCAGGTGCTGTATAAGTAGGTCGAGAAACTGGTTGTGGATCTCTATCAGCTCCGCCTCCACGATGACCCCCACTACTTCCTACTGGTTGTGGATCTCTATCAGCTCCGCCTCCACGATGACCCCCACTACTTCCTGATGAACCTCCGTAATGTCCAGGCATTATCTTCTCCCGTCTGGCTGAATATCAAGTTTGAACGTTCCTAGTTTCCAGTGTTGTCCTGTACTTGAATTTGAAATTTTTAAAGAAATAGATCTCGCGCGTGCGCGCGTGTCTATTTTTGTTGTGCTAGTTGTTGCTGTAAAAGGTCCTAAAGAAGAACTACTTTGTGCTTGATTTGGAAAATCCCTTAAATTTAAAGTAACCGTTGCATCTCCTGTTTGTGTTAAAAAATCAGGAATAATTCTTCTAATCTTCATCATATATTCTCCATCTCCCCTAAAACCTAATCCTTCTCTTTGAGGTTGTTGGGAAATGTCATAATCACCTGATTCAATACTTGCGGAAATAGCACTTGCTGCACCTGCTTTAATTTGATTATTACCTGTTTCATGTTCAAAGTAGATTGTCACACCATCGGTGTTACCCACCGTCGTGTCACTCGTTGCGCTGGAATCGTATTCCGTGCCGTGAGGTTTTCCAAAAATATGTGAATCTGACCATGAAGATCTTGCGAGAGAACTCGTTGTCCATACCGGTCTTTGAGGAGTTGAATCCATATAATTATAAGTGACGGATCGATTGTTTGATGCTGCACCACTGCCTGGATAAAACCAAGTCACTTCGCCAAATAAATTATTAAGTCCCGCAAAAATATGATTTCTAGGTACGGTATTAATGTCATCATAAACATAGTCTTCAACTAAACACTGTAAGGATTCTAGTTTACCTGTATATCTAAAGAAACCATTTTCTGACATCCAATAAGCCGAACCATCCACTTCCACTGCTGCATTTTTACCAATCAGTCCGCAACCTGTTCCCACTTGCTGGAAGGAAAAAGTAAAAGGAGCTCCTACAAATCGCATGATAAATAGGGCATGATCGGTCCAAATGTAAATGGCATCACGACCTCTAATTGCTCCCATGATCCGTGTTCCATCGGCCAATCTTTGTGTGCCAGCGGTATTGGTTGCTGTCGGTGCCCAAGTGGTTAATGATTCTTGAGATGACCATCTAATGTACATATCATCCTGTGTCGATGTCGTTCCAATCGTGGTTTCCGTTCCAAAAGCAATTAAGTGCCGATCAGGAGTTGATACTAAAGTTTGTCTCGTTGCCGTTGGAGCACCTGATATAGCTGTTGCCCGTGTTGAGGTTGCGCCTGTAGCATCAGAATCCCATTCAAAGGTTGTTCCATCAACGATGGTTGCAATGAGTTTGTTTCCAAAATTGTCCAAGTGCCATAAACCTGGAGCAGTAATGATATCCCCTGTTTGTGAAGCTCCCCATTTCGTATAGTCTGAAGCATCGTAAACCGTTGCTCCATCCGAGTGGGTTGCTGCTGTGGTGTTATCCACAGCCCTTGTAATTCCTGATATAGTGCTTGTTCCCGTCGTATTAGTTGAATAGGTCATTCGCTCACTATCAATTAATAGGGTACCTGAAGAAGGCATACCGCTTGAACTGTCTAATGTAAGGCTGGTATCATCGGCATCAATCGCACCATCCAACGTTGCTGTAATTTCTCCAGCAACGGTACCACCCCATAAGCCTAATCCCCAACCCGCTGAAGATTCTTCAAGAGCAGGTCCGATGGAGTAATAATATTTTACTCTAATTCCTCCGGATGTGGTGGCTCCTGATCCACTTTCGTTTGATCCCATTTCGACCGTAATCGTTGTGCTGGTTGGTACGGTAGCCACCATAAAATTCTTATCGTCAAAATCGCTAGAACCAAAATCAGAATCGGTAATAGCAGTAAAATTATCGCAAAGGATAATATCCCCTTTAGTAATATTATGATCGCTTGCAAACGTGATTGTAACTGTGGCATCGCCATTGGTTGTTGTAAAGGCACTGGTTAAAGTTGTTGTACTTTTTAGAGGAGTGATATCATAAAAAGCTCCTCCAGAATAGACATATAAAAATCGGTTTGTTCCTAAAGCAGCGTATTTGATACCACTCGCATTAACAAAATGGTGTAGTGCCGTGTTTCGTCCAGTAAGAGTTTGGTCTCCTAATTGCGCCCAACCCCCTATTTTTTCAGGAGTGCCATATCGAAAACGTACATAGTCTCCTTTAACCCACTGACCTTCTCCGCCTGTGGCTGTGACTTGTTTATTAAATCCTGGTAAAAATCCTATTTTTTGAAGCATAAAACCTTTATAATATTAAAAGGCCCAGCTTACAAATGAATATCTGACCCCTTTCTTCGCCTCTTTAACTTCATGAGGATACATGAAATTAGAAGGAAATAAAAGTATATCTCCTGTTTTTAGCTTAATTTCTTTACCCCTGCAATAAAATTCTGCACCTTCATAATCTTCATTGAGTTGAGCAACAATGGATATGATGGGCACACCTTTCATTTTTCCATCAAAAATGCTGTGAATATGATCATAATGCTGTCTCATCATCGTACCAATGGGATACTTATTAAATCGTATCGGAGAAAATTTTGTTAACCAAGGAGGATTTGTTTTTTGTCCTTTAATTGAATACTTATTTTGATAAGCTTCTAAAGCTTTAACAAGATGAGGTGTGATTTTATTCTGTTGTTCTTGAGTACAAGGCATAACATCTAATTCTTTTGTAGGTTCTGAAGTAGAGGTTCCTGTTGTATAATTATTCCAGGTATGCTTCTTCCATTGTTTTTTATTACATTCATCAATCAACTCTTCACATAATTCTTTGGGTATGGCATTGGTCACAAATATATAATCATCAACCTTGTCCATAAAGCTCCTTGATATTTAAATGTGTTAAGCTGTCCGTACTACCTAATTCATCAATACAAAAAGTATTAAAAGACATGCTATAGCGTTCTTCATTACCTTTATTAAGTGGAACGGAATGTCTTAAACTCGATGGAAACAAGACCAATTCGCCATCGGTCATGGGTAAGAGAAAAGTTTCAGCGTTGAAGGTGTTATATTTTTCAGGGTTTAATTTAACACCATCTTGTATAGATTTATTAAATTGTATGGGAGGTAGTGTTTTTGTTTGTCTAAAATAAAAAACGCCACTGATAATACTATTCGGATGTACATGTTCGTGATGTTTGCTATTGGGTGGATTACGGTTCGTCCAAGCCTGTGTCACCACTAATCTTTGTTTAGTATTTAAAATCTTTTGTGTATATTTGTTTAAACTTTCGTAAATAAAATCTTTAATTTTGGACAGCTCTTTATGCTTTAATAAATAAGTATCGTCCGATTTAAAGTTTTCATTTTCTTTTTGTTCGATGTATCTTAATTTTTCAATGAATTTAAATTCCTCTTCAATGGAACTTTCATACTTAGTAATAAGTACCGGGATCGGGAAAATTTGCAGTAGTTCGTCTTTCTCTTTCATATGGGATTTATACTATATCTTACAATTAAAGTCCACCGTGAGAATCTGAACATCCATGTGCATAACTGACACTATTTATCATGTCTCCAAAATCAGTTCCGTTTCCAGTAGAAGCTATAGTTATATATTCAATAACATTAGAAAGACCTGGGGCCGCTCCGCCTGCATAAATTCCCCGTGTTTTATTAGAAGTACCTGATACACCTGTTCTTGCTGCGGTTAAGTCTCCAAAATCCGTTGCATTACCTGCGGATGCTATCGTTATATATTCTATAACATTTACTTTAGTTGGGGTAGCTCCTCCTCCAAAAGTTCCACGAGTAGTAGAACTAGCTCCAGCCATACCGAAAGTAGCGGTACTTAAATTTCCAAAATCTGTTACATCCCCTGTGGACGCAATGGTAATATATTCCATTATATCTACAATGGTTGGAGTCAATCCACTACCAAAAATTCCTAATGTTGGGGAAGCACATGAACCAGCTTTTGCTCTTACTGCGCTTAAATCTCCGAAATCTGATGCATTTCCAGCAGTGGCAATGGTTACGTAGTCCATTATATTGGACTTACCAGGCGCTTCTCCTCCACCCCAAACGCCACGAGTCTGGCTGGATAAACCTGTAATGCTGTGTCTTCCATCCGTTAAATTTCCAAAGTCTGAAGCATTCCCTAAAGACTGCATTTCTACAGAATCAATGACATCACTCGCTGCATACGCTCCACCAAAGACAGCCCTTGTTGAAGAACTAGCAGCACTTCCACTTCCTATGTATCGTGCAGAAACCATGTCACCAAAATCTACGGCATTTCCTAAAGTAGGAATTGAAAAATATTGTAATACATTAACGGCACCTGGAGCTGCACCACCCCCAAGTAAAGCCCTTCCACTTCCAGGCATATAGTTGACGGATGGACGTTGTAGTACATCTGATAAAATTCCACCTCCGCCTGGAGAAGGTTGTGAATACATGTTAGCAGTAACAGCTTGAAGATTACCAAAATCTATACAAGTACCACCAGTCGCTAATTGAAAATAATCGATAACATTAACTGCATTTGGATCATATCCTCCTCCAAAGCATCCTCTAATTGTATTGCTATTAGCTCCAGGATGATGTCTAGCAACAGATAGATCTCCAAAATCTACAGAGTTTCCTGTAGTGCCAATAGTCATTTTATTTAAATCTCCCGTTGCACCATCCTGTCCACCCATAAAGCCGAGGGTATTACTAGACATTCCACCGCCGCCTCCACAAGCGTTAACTAAATCCCCAAAATCAACACCATTTCCTGTAGTTGCAATTTCAACATAATCTATGGCATTGGTAGCACTAGGTGTGTTACCTCCACCAAAAAGCGATCGAGTAGGTGAAGAACATGAAGTTGGACTACTTCTTGCAGCAGTTAAATCTCCAAAGTCGACCGCATTTCCTGTTGAAGCAATATGAATATAATCAATAACATTTTGCCTTGTCGGTGTTCCTCCTCCTGCAGCTATTCCTCTAACATTATTTCCTGTTGCTTGAATACTAAAACGACTAACTGTAGTATCTCCAAAATCGGCTGCATTACCTAGAGACGCTGTTTCAACATAATCAATCGTTGTTGTTGTAGGTACTCCTCCACCCATCCAAACAGATCTTGTTGCTGAAGCAGTTCCACTACAATAACGAGTTACACTGGTATCTCCAAAATTCGCTGAATTTCCTGTGCTTGATATTTGTATATAATCAATCCATGATAAAGCATTGGATCCATCATGCGATCCTCCAAAAAATCCTCTATCGCTACGAAGCTCATTATTCATTATGGCTTTATAACGACCTTTAATGTTCCAAATATTACCCATTATCCTTGTACTCCTCCATGATTATCGGTAGCACCTGCAATAAATTTTAAACTAATTGTTCTATCTCCAAAGTCAGTAGCATTTCCTGTAGATGCTATGGTCACGTAATCTATGGTATTCAACAAACCTGGCGTAGCTCCTCCTGCCCAAACAGCTCTTGTTTTATCTGCAGCTGCGGCAGCTCCAAATCTTGCAGCGGTTAAATCCCCAAAGTCGGTAGAATCTCCTGTAGAAGCAATAGTTACATAATCCATATCAGTTGAATCATTATTACCAGCAGCTCCTATTGCACGAATATCATTAGAACAACCTGTAAGGTTTCCATTTCCACGTTGTAAATCACCAAAGTCTGAAGCGTCTCCTGTGCTTGCTATAGTAACATAATCAATAGTTGCTGCAGCAGGAGTTGCTTTTCCCATCCAAAGTCCACGAGTGCTACTCGCTGCGGCATTATTTGCTATATCAGCTGAAGTGGTTAAATTTCCAAAATCTGCACCTGATCCTCCTGATGCTAATGATATATAATCTATAATATCAACCCGACCTGCTGCAGGACTTGGACTATATCCTCCTGCTGCAACTCCTCGTGTAGAACTACTTAAACCTCCAAGATTAGAACGAGCATTACTGGCATCACCAAAATTATGAAAACCTCCTTTAGATGCAAATAGTGTAAAATCAACATCATCGGTATAGCCAGAAGCTAATGCACCAGCATAAGCATAACCTCGTGTACTACTTCCAAAACCTGTAAGAGATTGTCTTGCTTGAGCAAGATCACCCCAATCAGCAGCATTTCCTAAAGTTGGAATATGAATATAATCAACGGTGTCTGAGATTCCAGATTCACCCCCCATAAATAAAGCTCTTCCTGTTCCACTTGAATAAGTGGATCTTGTTCCTTGATACCCGTCACAAAGACCGCCGTGAGAGTTTGAAGCAGCTCCTAATCTTTTTCTTGCAACTGTTAAGTTTCCAAAATCAACTGCTGTACCCCCATTTGCAATCGTCCAATATTCTATTACATCTGTTACACCAGGATTAATTCCACCTCCCGCTAATCCTCTAACGGAATTAGAAGTTCCCGCAGCATCTCCTGTAACAGCAGTTAAATCTCCATAATCTATTGCATTACCTTGTGTTGCAATTTCAACATAATCAAGTGTTGTCACTAAACCTGGTTGAGCGCCTCCAGCAGTAACTCCTCTTGTTGAACTGCTAGTCGCACTTAAATCTTGTCTTGCAGCCGTTAAATCTCCAAAGTCTATGGCGTTTCCTGTCGTTGCAATTTCAAAATAATCTATTGTGGCAGCAAGACCTGGAGTTTTACCTCCTAAAGCCAAACCTCGAGTTGGTGAAGCAGTACTCGTATGTGCATAACGACCTGCGGTTAAATTTCCAAAATCAGTATAATTTCCTAAGGATGCCATAGTAATATATTCTATAACATCGACGGTATCGGAAGTGCCCCCTTCAACAATTCCCCTTACACTATTCGAACATCCTGCTGTGTATCCAACGGTAGTTGTAGCATCTCCAAAATCAGCCGCATTACCTGTAGACATGATGGTCACATATTCAGCAGCATTAACATAAGCTGAAGCTGCTGTGCCATAACCTTTTGTATGTATTGCTCTAGTAAAAGAACTTTGGGTTGCTCCAAAGTGTCGAGCTGTTATGATATCACCAAAATCTGTGGCATTTCCAGCCGTTTGTAAAGTTACATAATCAATTGTAACATTAGCACTTGGTGTACGACCAGTCATAAATACACCACGAGATAATGCATTAGGCCAATAGCCGCCCATGACAGCGTCATAGACTTCCTTCATATTCCAGACGCCCCGAGCGTTGTCGAGTTGTGGATAGTTCGCCATTAGAAATCCTTACGATATTTTTTTAGCCCAGATACCTGTCGCTGCACGATCTTGATCAAAAGCAACTTCTTCACCTGCATCATTACGTTCTGTCCAATCACCCGTATAAGTATCGAGATAAGATTTTACAGCCGCTTTATTCGCAAGTTCACCTAAACCTGTTTCAGCTGAACCATTAACCGTTGCACCGATCATATCCCAATCTTGAGGCGAACTTCCACCATTTGCTTTTGGATAGTAGCCACCATCATCAATATACGTTGGAATGGTTCCATTTGATTCTAGGTTATACTTTATTATCTTGTTTGCCATCAGTTTTCTCCTTGTTATCTAATAGTTTGGTATTCAATGATTTTTCATCATATAGTGTAAAGCCTCTTCGTTCAGCAAATTTTACTGCATCCCCTTGAAACTTATCAGCGCATGCTTCTAACCACTGCATGGTCATTTCATGTGTCGGCGCTTTGCCTTCATCCATCATCTTATTCTCCATTTTGAGATAAGCGTAGATTTCAGCTTGTGCCTGAGCACTATTTATACCCATGTCAAAGAGATAAATCAAGTTTCCTTCATCAATGACTCCTCCTCTTGCCCTTGCGGCATTCAGAGCCTGCTTCATGCAAGTCATGACATGATAACGGGATTCCTCT